AGACAGTTAATATCGCCTACAAACAAATAACCGTCATTCGTTCTTACGTTTATATCCCAATAACCGCCGCTTGCGTTCCACTGGCTGTTATCGTCGTGTGCGTTAGGTATATTTACAATTACTGCCATACTCTTTTAATTTTCGGTTGTTCCTTTCAAAGTTACCATAATGATACCCCCGTTTTCATTCAAAAGCCCCGTTTCAGCAAACGGCACTTTCTCAAAATTCGGGGTGCGCTTGTAAACCGTATCACGGTTTGAAATATACGGGTCGGGGTTGTCGCTTTCAGAAACACGCCCCGTTGCCGCCAAAATTTCGCTTTCGTAGGTTTTGAGTACATCTACACGCAACGAAAGTTCGTAGGCGTTGTTTCCCTCAAAACTTACCCTTTCCACGAAATAATACCGCCCCAAATCGGGAACATAACAATAATTGAAAGTCGGTCGGGGATGCTTTCGTAGTGTTATGGTCGGGCGCAACACATCGAAAGTTTGCCGCAAATCGCCCTCAATCGCCGTAAAGTCGCCCAACTGCTTGTTTACCGTGTTCGGGTGTCCGTTGTATGAATAAAAGTTTATCGTTGTCATATCGGTAAGAAAAAAGGCGGTGCGGTGCGCTTTCACCTGCACCCGCACCGCCCAAAGTTAAACAATCTGATACCTATTGAGTTACTCAATAAAGAATACTACAAAGTTTTCGTTTGTATCGTTGAAATATCCAGCGTCAAACTTGTAATAGTTGTTGAAAAACTCGGCTTTCGCATTGTAGTTGGTTGTTACCCGTCTGTCAAGATTGCAAACGCCCAACGCATCACGGTCGAACATTACGCCCAACACGCCCGTAATTTCAACGTCTTTGCCGCCGCTTTCCTTAACATTAATGTGCCCCGTGCTGGCAAACTCGTAGTTCTGTCCGCTTCCCTGCCAAAAAGGTACGGTTTCGGCTTGCGGCAAAAGCACATCACCACGGTTAAACGTGTCGGAATAAAGATAGGTTTGCGCTGCCTTTGCAAAGTCGGACAAAAGTACAACGTGCAGCATATCTTTCGGCGTAAAGCGTTCCTTTTTACCCACATTGAAAAGGGTCGAAATGCTTTGCAGGCGGTCGGCGTAAGTTCCCATTACGTAAGACGCAAAGCGGATAAAATCGGGGTCGGTTATCGCCTTTGCAGCCGTAAGCGGTGTTTCTGTCCCTGTCTTATCGTTGTACAACTTCAAAAGGTTCACACATCTTGTAGTGCTTGCGCTGGAAAGGTCGGCACCGGTTAAATTTCCTGCCGTACCGCCAAACGCAACCGCATCAGCCAAAACCGTTTCCGCAATCATATTGTTAATTGTGCGCATTATCAGAGCATCGGCTTTGATAGTCATTGACTTTTCAACGGCTGCGTAAATCATAGAAATAAAGCCGTTAAGTTGTGCGGCGTTGCTGAAACTTTCCTTAACCTGCCTTTCGGTGATTGATACGGGTACTTCAAACGTAACCTTTGAGTTGAAAAACTTTGCCGAAACGGTCGGTTTGTGGAACACGTCTTGCGAATAGGTCTGACCGTCCATCAAGTTCCACGTGTCGTTTTCCTCGGCTTCTGGAACATCGGCACTTATTTTTTCCAACACGCTGCCAAACTCCCACGCATCCATAAGTACGGACGGCACTTTGCCTGCATAAGGTCGGTTTACGAAAATCACTTTTCCGATATGGTTTACAAGTGATTTGACGTAGTTATCAACTGCGTTTTGGCTGAATATCTCCGTACCCAAATCCACAACGCCCGTTAAGTCCTCGGCTACTATGTCAGTCTTTCCCAACACTTCACCCGATACGCTGTTAATCAGCGAATAAATTTGTTTTACTTCCATATTGCTAAAATTAAATTAGTTATTCGTAAATACTCGTTGTTAATTCTCTTACAAGTGCAAAGATAATGTTTTTTCTCCAATTATCACGCCTTAACTGCAATTCTTTTGTAATTTCGGTCGAAATTGATTTGCTTGCGCCCGTTCCTTTGCTGGTTTCGGTTGTTTGGCGTTCCTCTGTGCGGTTTCTCTTATCGCCCACGGTCTTTCGGTCGCTGTCTGAAAAATCGGTATCGTTGAACGCCTTGTTTGCGCCCGTTTCGGTGTTGTCGGCGCTTTCCTGCAAAGTTACGGTTTCCGTCCGTTCAATTTGCCCCGTGACGGGCGTAAGTACATCGTAGTCGGCTAACATCGCCGCCGCTTCACGTTCCCAGCCTTGCACGTTTACCGCAATCACCGCCGAAACGACATCGCTTGCGTTGTCGCTGTTTATGCTGCTTACAACGGTCTTGCCGCCGTACATCAGTAAGGCGTAAGCGTCTAACTTGGTCGGGTCGGTATCGCCGAAAATTGCGGCGTACTCTGTCGGGTATTCGGTCTTGAAAACCGTTGCGAATATCCCGTTACCCTTTGTAAATAGTTCGCTGTATTTCATTTTTCGTCTTTGTTTTCTTCGTTTTCTTCTGTTTCTTCTGTTTCCTCTGTTTCGGTATCGTTACCGTCCGTTTCCGTTTCCGTGTCTTTCGTTTCTTCTGTTTCCTCTGTTTCGGTATCGTTTCCGTCTGTTTCCGTTCCGTTTCCGTCCGTTTCGGTTGTTTCCTCTGTCGGTTCGGGTTCTTCTGTCGGGTCGGGGTTTTCCTTTGCCGTTTCCAAATCAGCCGCCAAAGCGTTGTAATTATCTCTTTCCAAACCCCAACTTGAAGCAAGTTTAACCGAAATTTCGGTGTCGAACATTTCGTTAATTTTCTCAACCGCATTTTGTCTTTCTTTTAGCATATTATCCACATACGGCAAAAGTACATCCACATTCATACTTACCTCGCCCAAATTAAGGCGTTCACGCTTCATATTATAATTTGCGTTTAACCCCAATTCGTTGTACATACTCGCTTTGTAGTATTGTATCAGTTCAATAAGTTGTGTAATATACACGCTGTTTGTGGTCGGGGCTGTCTGCATATTTACGCCCTTGAAAAAAGCGTTTTCCCCGATAATTGAAAATTCGCCGTCTTGTATCTTGAGCAAAAATTCCTCGGCACTCTGTTTTGTCTTGTCATCGCTGGCACTTATAAGCATTGTGATACGGGTCAAAATGCTTGCCGTGTTCAACGAAATAAGCCCGTCAGTATGTAAGACGGCATAACGCCCTATCAGTGGCAAAAGGCTTTCGCCGTTGCTGTCATTCTCAATCAAAACCCCGTCTTTCCGTATATCGTAGGTTTTGTTTAACTTTATTGCAGGGTTCGCCACGGTATAAAGCGTTGCCCGTCCGTAAACATCGGGTTCGCCGCCTTTGCCGCCCGAAAGCGCATACAAAACCCCGTCCACGCTGGTAACAAAGGCGTTGCCCGTGGTCTGCAAAAGCCGTTCCAATTCCTTTTGCGGTATGCTGTCGGGCAAACCCTCATACTCAAACATACTTTGAGTTTTCGCCAACGTGTTCGCAATAAATTCGGTTACGGCGGTGTCTTTGTCCCTTACTTGTTGCTGGTACAACTTGTAAATGTTATCTTTCCTTTTCATCTGTCAAAACTTTAATAAGCGTTGTTAATTCGGCTAACACTTTCGTATTTTCCGCAACCGTATCTTTTAGGTGTTCCGTTTCTTCTTGGTGCGTCTGCCTTTGTTTCACCATATACCAAAACAAAGCCCCGCACATCACAATCGGAAAGCCCAAACTTGAAATGATTTGAATAATAGTATTTGCGTCCATATCGTTATAATTTAGTTACTACTTGCAAAGATAGGCATTTATTTCGTAAAACGGTCGGTTCGGCACGAAATTCGCACCAAACCGCCCGTTATTTTCATTTCAACGAAACTATGTTTGTCTTTGCGCTCGTAATTAAATAATTGCGTACTATTTCGCCGACTTCGTTGTCTTGGTAGAAAACTTTGTCTATTGCGAAAAACCGTGCGACTTGTTGTTCCACGTAACTCGCCGTACTTAACAACTTGCGTTTGTAGTTCGGTTTGCCGTTCATTTCCAGCGAATAAATAAGGCTGTTTTCCTCATCTTTTATCGGGGTTGTCTTTGCGTGTATGTACGTGAAACATTCGTTGCCTACTTGTATAATGTTGCCTTGTAACACTACATCGTTAAACTTGATATAATACACAAACAGCACATCTTGCGGCTTGTACTTGCACGGCAAATGCGGATATACTGCAAGTTCCCATTTACCGCCCGTAATCATTTGCAAGTTTTGATTATCGAAACAAAAATACTTGTTGCTGGCTTTGTGTTGTACTATCGTGCTGCAATACTCAACCGCCACCATTGCGCCGTGTTCGCCAAATCTGTATATATCTATCGTTCCCTGCTCCATAAACGGCACTTGCTTCAAACCCATTTCCGTAAAGTACGGGCAAAACTTGTTTACCGTGTTCCCCAGCATAAAAACCTTAACATCGTTGCGCTGGCGTATTATCGTACTCAAAAGGTTCATAAACAACATAAACTCATCGGGCAAATAATACCGCCGTGTCAAAAACTCATCAAACACTATCGTTGTAACATTCGGGTAACTGCTGCTTTTTTCGTGTTCCTGCTCTGAAAGGCAAAACCCGTAACAAAACGGGGTCGGGTCGGGTGTCCGCTTGTTTTTCTCTGCATCGTAGTAAGATAAAAACCATTTGTTCGACATATAGAACACTTCGTTAAATTTGCCCTCTGTCAGTTCCTCAATAAGCCCGTTTGCCACGTGATTTGCAAACAGACTTTCGGCACGTTTGCCCCGTAAATCCTCACGCCAACGGCGTATATATGCCATTTGCTTGCCCGTCTTTATATAGTTTTCCAAACCATATTTTAAGGCTGCATAAGTCTTGCCGTTCGACCTTTCGCCAAATATGACATTATAGTCGGCGTTCTTGCTTAAAATCGCTTTCAAGTCGTAAAATTTCGGCTTGTCTGTCTTTGTCTTTCTTGTTGTCATAATCGTTTATTTTAGTCCTTAAATTTAATACCTCGCAAATAATTTATGTACATAACCGAAAGGGAAAGGCTGTATCCGGTCGGCTCTAAATGTACGCCCGCGCGTTCGTTGTAATGCGCCGTGCTGCCTTTGTAGTCGGTTATTTCGCCTTGTATCTCGTAGTCTATATACGTGTGTATGTTCTTGCCCGTTGCTTGCGGTGGAATATCCAAATAATTAGTGAAAGCGTCAAAGATACCGTTTGCCCCGTACTTTTCAATAAGGTAGGGAATTGCGGCTTTTTTGTTCACGCCCGAAACGGTTAAACTAAAATCGTATGCCCGTCCGTTTGCTTTGAGTGCGTTCGGTTCTTGCACCATATACCGTTTTGCTCCCAGCGTCTTAAACCGTGTATATGTACCCTCGAAATCCCACACGCCCAAAGTCTTTGTTATGCCTTTTATCGTTTGCGGCTCGCAAAGCGAAAACGGCAAACCGTGGTACTTGCAGGCGGCACGCAATTTCATTTGCACCTGCATATTATAAGCCTTGAAATATGCTTCGTGCGCCTTGCCGTTCATTATTTTAATGCTGTCCGTGTCGCTGTATATGTAATCGTCTTTTGCTTCGTGTATGCCCGTGAAAAGGTTGCGCCGTGCGTATGCGGTTACGAAAATGCCCCACGGGTAAAACAAGAAACGGTTTTTGCTGGTGTTGTACTTGTATAATAGTTCTTGTTTTTGTTCGGCTGTCATTGAGTTAATATCCCATTCGCCGTTATATGTAAACTCATCACGCAAAGGGTTGGTAACACTCATACCGTAACAACTGTTTAACATTTCCTTGCTGTTTAGGTACTCCACTTCTTTGCCCTCAACGCCTTTTAATTTCGTCTTGCTTTCGTACAAATGCAGGATAGATTTTACAAACGGGGTCGGCAAATACTCTTTCTTGTAACAATACATTTCACCCACTCGCATACTTTCCCACGTGTAAAAGTTCTTGATTATATTAAAATCCACGTCCGTAATTGTCAGCGCAATTTTTGAAGCCGCCACAATACGCCCGTTATTCTCGCACGGGTTTTCTTTCACAAAACATTTGCTTGCCGAAATCGGGTTGTCTTGCGTTTCGCTGGCAAATATGTTGGTAAACTCAATATCGAACACACAACAATACTTTGATATTAAAAACTCAAATTGCGCCATACTATTAACCGTGATTGCAACGCCTTGCGACATCGGGTATTTTTCCGATATCATTACATACGGGTAACTGCTTGTAAAGTCGTAACTATCCACGTTGTACATTATTTCGTCTGTATATTCGGCGTTTGCGTGTGTAAAACCGCCTGCAAACGCACGTTGCATCATATTAAATTCGTTCATACCCGTAATTTGTAGTTCCTGAATCAAGTTTACGTAATCCCAATTCGGCACGGTCTTGCCTGCATCACTCTTTTCACGCAAACAATGCGCACGGCAATACTTGCGCACAAACCCCGTCTTTGTTATCGGTATGTGCGTTATCCCCTTGCTTTCCTCGATACGTTCTTGTATGTAGCACATCACTACTTTAATATCGTTTATGCAGTAATGTATTTCCGCATCAGTCAGCGGCGTTTCGCTGTGCCTTATTTGCCGGTAGTCCAAATCGCCAACGGCTTTTGCACACTTGTATTTCATAAGTTGTTCGCCCAACTTTGCAAGCGAATAACCCGAAAGCAAGTAACTGCATCTAAACTCAATGTTGCCCGTTGTTATCGCATAAATCGGCTTGCGCAAATCAATACTGAAAACCCGTTGCCACTCAAACCACTTGCGCAAAAACTGAAATTCGTATGAAAGGTTATGCACATACACAATAAGGCGTAATTTGTCATTCAGTTGCAAAACCTTGCTTACGGTCTGCATCATTGTAACAAATTCGCCCCACGTGCGCCCCATTATTGTATATCCGTTTATGCCAAACTGCCAAACGTACATTATTGCGGCTTTCTCTAATTTTGCCTTGCGCCCGTTGCTGTCCTGCATACGTTGCACTTGCTCGTATGTGTACGCCCGTCCGTCCGTATCACGGTAAAAACTTGTTGTTTCAATATCAAAGGCGCACGGCACGTTGTAAAACCTTTCGCCCTTGCTGTTTCCGATAATGTTTTTTTCATTTACGGCGGTTTTCAGTATTTCGTTTATTTCGGTCGGGCTGTTTATTCTTTCTTGTAACTCAAAAGGTATTTTTTTCATAAACCAAACTTATTAAAGTCGCTCAATATGCGTTCTATATCGTTTTGCATATCCTCCATTGCGTCCGCAACCTCATTTGCTTGCCGCTCTATCTCTGCATCAATCGCCCGGGATATGCTTTGCGCTTCACTCTCAATTTGTGTGCTTATATCGCTTGCGCTTTGCTCCATTTCGCCCGTGAAATCTTTGTACCGCATCAAATAGCGTTCCACGAAATCACTATCCGAAACGCTGTTTAACTTGCCCTGCAAGTTCCTTGCCATAAGGTTGTACTCATCGGGCGTTAAATCGTACATACGTTGCAAGTGTTGCCCGTACTGCCTTGCACCTTGCGCCGTACTGGTTGGCTGGCGTAAAAACGAAATCGCCTTGCCGTACTCAATTTTTAGGGTGTTCCAATCGCCTTTCATTGAAAACTTGGTAAAACCCTTAATATCGCCTTTGTTTAACGCTTGCACGGCTGGCGAAAGTTGTCCGCTTTGCTCTATGTTCTGAATACGGCGGTTCGCCATTTGAAAAACCCCTGCAATCTCTTTTCGATATTCGGGGCTGCTTTCCACGGCTTGTAATATCTCTTTTTTGATTTTCGCCCGTTGGGTTGCACCAAATACCGACTTTGTAAAATTAATCTTGAAACCTAACTTTGCCATACGCTGTTATATTAAATAGGGGCTGTCTCTTATACACATCTGA